TGCTCAGGAGCGGCTCCCGGTGCGCTGGGCTGGGGTGGCCCCTGAACTGCACCTTCTGGCCCTACAGGAGCCTCTGGAGGCTGTGTGAACTTCTTGAGGATCTCAGCCTGAATAGCTGCATCACTCAGCGAGTTCGTTACCTTGTCAGGATCAAGGTCCATAGACTTGGCAATCTCACGAATGATGTAGTCACTCTTGACGAAGGGCATGAGGGCAGGATTAGATGCTACACCCATGAACTGCATCAAGCGCTGCGAGCGTACCTCGTTAGCCATCAAGCTCTCTGTGCCTGACGCCTTAACGTCTAAGTCACCCTTGATGTCTGTGTCAAAGTCGAACTGCATGTTGAACGCAAAGAATGCACGACCCATAGGGCCAATCAGATAATCATCAACATTCTTAACAACATTTCGTATGCTACCATTAGCTGCAGACATAAGCATAGAGATGCCAGAAGCAGTTCTCCCCACTCCGCTGACACCTGTTTGACCATGTGCGAAACTTGGGAAGCCTGTGCTTTCATCTGCTAAAACCCTAGCCTTATCAAAGAGTTGCATGTTTTCTTGGGCTACATTAGGGAACTTAGTTCCAAAAATGCCTTGACCTGGAGCACCCCCCTGTCTACGGAACACCTTGCCAGGATACACACTTAAGTCCTGCCCCGGCACTAAATTGGTTTCATCGACCTCAATGATTAAGTTTCCACTCAACGCAGAGTTGTCTATCGCCATCCTCATAAAGCCATTCATAAGCGTCTGGGTGTCATCCATATTCTCAGCAATACCTACACCAAAGAAGCTGTATGGATTCAACTCATACGGTACTGCATAGTAAGGAATGCGTGTAGGCTTGAATGGGTTAAGTACAAGGCGTAGTACTTTGTCGTTACAAATCCAAGCGTTGACATTTAATTGCTCAGAGTCTTTAAGTTCACGAGGTATAGTTACACCGTTCTCTTCTAGGATCTCTGTATCTACGTAACCCCAAAACTCTAGTACTTCATAACGTTCAGGTGCGTTAGTCATAGAAGACTCATCTTCCATGTCCTGTTCCCAGTACTTCTTCTCGTATGACTCGCCTAAACGAATAGCGTCATCAATAGATTCATTACGGAAGAACGGACGTGACTTCAAGCTACGCATCTGTGAGCGTGTCATACGGTGACGCTCTACTACATACTCAGCCTCATCCATGTTGTACGCATCAGGGTCAGGATAAAAGTTCCATATAGATACATGACTAGTAGACGGTACAGTCTTGATTAGTGGATCGTAGTCACCCTCTTCATTCCAGTTAGGATACTCTTTATCTACAGCAAACGGGCCTTTCATAATACCCGTACCAAACAGAGCCATCTCAAATGCTGTGTGGCGTAGCTGCTTGTTAGCTCCACTCTCTTCTAGCTGATCATGGATCTTCTTTTCCATCTTCTTAGCTGCAACCATAGCGGGATGAAAAGTTACAGTATCTTGTGTGGTTCCTGCACCCTCAATAACTTTATCGCCCAGCGCAGCTAGTCTATCCTCTAGTGGACCTAAGCGCTTCATACGGTCAAACATAGTCTCACCGGGCTTAAGCTTTTCATCAGGGTCAAACAAAAAAGAAACCTTAGGCTTTTCACCGAAGGCTTCCGACAACGCCTGTTGTCCTTGTTCTGCATTAGGGTTAATACTAATGTGTACCGACTCAGCTACACCATCAGGTAGCATCGTAGGATTAACTGTAAGAGGAAAGCGTGAGCTACCAAAGAGTACGTCTACGATCTGACCATATGCAGCTAACGTTTTTGTTTTAGTTACTTTAACGAATACACGAGACTTCTCAGTTTCAGTGAACTGTACATCTGATCCATAGATACCACGATAGTTTCTATAAGAACGTAACCATCTAGTTTCATCGTTCTGTCTAGCGTCTTCTGCTCGCTTAAAGCGCTCATTGATATAACCTACAACACTAGAAGCGTCTAGCTCATCACCATCTTGAATTACAGATACATCATCCGTTTCAAACAGTTCGCCTTGATCGTTTTCGTCTATAGCCATGCTTAATATCCAAATGTTGAATCAGAAGCCTGAAAGCCGCTGCGTTGTGTTGATGGGTTGAAATCCCATAAAGAACTTCTAGGTCTAGTCATTATACCATATCTAATTGCATCATACAAGTGGTCTTCTGCATTAGTATCTACATCCTCGTGGTTTTTCTTATCTAGAGGTATGCTAGGTAACTGAGCTATTGTGTTGGTGCAAGTAGAAAAGAAAACGAGTCTTGGCTCCTCAGTGAACTCATCTACTTGCAAACGGCGGTGAAGCTCGTTCTTACCTGCCACCCGTGAGCCTCGTGATCTATCAGAAGGACGCCACCGACAACCCTTCTGGTTCATCTGCTCTGCCAAAGACGGGCCGCTGTCTCCTCGCTTATGCCACAGGGAGCTATCTAACACACCGTATCTTATAGGTCCATCCTCATGTTCAGTTTCTAAAATCATGTCAGCTAGATCAGTAGCTGTAACCTTAGAACAATAGAGTTCTCTATATATAACGAGTTGTTCAGAGGGAGATACAGCAAACCAGACAACTCCTGTAAAGCTCCCATAGCCGTAGTCGCAAGCTCTAAACTTAGTCCAGCTTCTTGGAATAGAATAAGGCTCAACTACATGTATCTTTCTATTGAACTCAGGGAAGGCAGCACCTTCGTTAATATCCCAGTTACCCTCAAGTAACTGCTTACGTTGGTGTTCAGGTAGCGATAGAAGCATTGCTTCGTAGTCACCACTATCCGCTAAGTACGGGTTATCAAATAGACTGGCAGGTATGAACCTTCGTTTAAACAGGGGTTGTCCAGCTTTACTATGCCCTGATGGGAACTTCAATACCTCACCAGTCTCTATGTCCGTTGCCCAGAACGCTTTATTTGGCTCTGATGGGTCAATGAACATTTTCTTTACCCAAGCATGTCCAACACCGCCAGGGTTCGTTGTGGCTCGCATATACAAACCTAAGTCCTTGTTTGCACTACGTAATCTTGACCTCATGTAGTTCCAAGCGAAGGGTGACTGCCACTGAGTCAGTTCGTCAAACGCTACATAGTTAAACGCCTGTCCTTGATAGCGCATAACGTCTGTATCTCTATCCAAGTACGACATCCATAATGTGCCGCCTCTTGGTGTAGTCCACTGGCTCTTACGCTCAGACCACTTAATGCCCGGTATAGCTTTAGGGTATAACTCTTGGCTCTTCTGTATAAGTTCCCTGAGTTCCTCAGTAGTGTGACGTACAAGTAGACCACTGAAGTCTGGGCTATTCATATTACGTAGAGGGTCAGCTAGTGTAGCGTAACTCTTACCGCCACCCGCTGCTCCACCATATAGTACTTCACGTTCACCCGAAGCTAAGTATTCTGTCTGTGGACCGGGGTTAGGCTGGAAGACTACGTTCTGTGCAGTAGGAATGTCGTACTCTGGTGGCTTAGCTACCGCTGGTATAACATCTGGCTTACTGGGTTTCTTCTCTGCTGTAGTAGCCGACCCTTTCTTTTTCGAGGATTTCGATTTGACGTAACGTCTTTTCGAGCCGCTTGGCAAAGTTGCGTTTGATTGCAGTAAGTCTTTTTCGTTTGCTTTCGACATCTATTCTCTTCTTCAACCCCATGTGAGAGATCTCTCTCCCAGACTGTGTAGTTAACCAAGCAGCTACTTTACGGTAACTATAACTCTTTAGATGTTTTTTTGCAAGCTCTAATAATTCTAATTCTTTAGGTATAGGTAAAAGCCATTCCTCATCCTCTGGATCTACTTCGTAACCAAAAGGTATGTACGGACTAGATCTAGGTATTCTCTCCCACACCTTAACTTTCAGTGGAGCCTTAGGTAGCATCCAGTACTGAAAAGGTAGAGATCTTTCTTTAATTGTAACTCTACTATTCGTCATCACTATTCTTAGGTGGCAAGATAAACAAACCACCACTTGACTCTACAGCTACCTTCTCAGTCTTAACTAACCCAGCACGATCTAAGATCTGTCCTGCAGCCATCATCTTTTCTTTAATGCCTAGCTGGGTAGGATCGTCCAAAGCACTGGCATATGCAACTGCAGCCTTAGGACCAACTCTTGACATATACGTTTTAGTTGCATCAAATATCTCATCCTTCAGTGAATCTACAATAGCTGTAGTAGAAGAGTTCTCTTTGTACCCTGCTAGTACCTTAGCACGTACTACATCACCGCCAGCCTCTTCAAAGAGAACCTCTAGGAACCTACGTTGATTGTCTGTAAGATTACGTGCCATACTATTTAATCTTTCTATGAGGTTTTACTTTGGCTCTAACTTTCTTAGGTTGAGCCACATGCTGCTTACCCTTAGCAGTGCCTTTTCGTTTTGCTCGTGTGGTAGCGGCATACTCAGAAGAACTAAGAGACTTAATAGCCTTCTCAGGTAAGTATCTCTCCCCTGTAGCTTTCGGGCCTTGCGTCGAAGGCTTACCACTCTTGGTTCTCCACTTCTGCTTACCCCAAGACTTCAAGCTCTTCTGAGATTTAGCCAGTGCCATCTAGTAACACTCACATCCGCAATTACACTTACGATTAAGTACAGCACAAATAATACGCTTTACGTAACCTTTTACTTTAGAGATAAGCATCTTTAACTTAGTAATCATTTGTAGCCCCCACCTTTTGCCTTATATTGCTTTGCGACCATTTGAGCTTTCCGGGCGCTCCATTGTCCGGGCTTTCCACCTTTCCCGCCAGCTTTGACGGAAGCAACGAGGCGCTTACGCATACTAGGCTTAGTATAATTACCCGCTGCATTAACCGTAGACTTTTTGCCTGATTTCGCCACGACTGATCCCCATGTCATGCAGTTCTTTGTCACTCAGATTCATAAGAATCCAGTAGTCTGCTCTGCGTTGTTGGTTCTCTTGGAACCGCTTTAGTAAGTTCTTAAACATGTGCACTACTCCTTTTTGCTTATGTGCATGGAGTAGTTATACATATTTTATGTTAGCGTACTACAGACAATACTGCAATCCCGCTATGCACTTAACTCATTTCTTTGCTGTACCTGACTGCGTAGCTTTCATAGATGCACCACAATTAGAGTAACCTGTCTTGCCACCCTTAGCCATACCCATAGCAGAAGGTGTACCTCTAGCTGACATCATGCCTTGAGGTGCACGACTAGCTGATGGACGGTAGCGGCTCTGTTCGCCTTCCATAGGCGTTGTAGGTCCACCCATAGCGTAACCTTTTTTCTTAGTCTTACCACCGTCTTTCATGTAGCCCATCTTATTACGTACAGACTTAGGTAGCTTCTTTAGACCAGCCTCTTTAGCGTCAGGCTTCTTTAAAGCCCCACCCATAGCGTAGCCTTTTGCTTTCTTCATAGGTGTACCTGTCTTCTTAGCTTCAGCCTTAGCTGCTGCCTTACCTTTAGCTGTGTAAGGGAACTCTTTCTTTCCGACCATTGGCATAGTGTAAATCTCCTGTGTGTCTATGCAATTATAAAGTTAACTATCTGACCGTCAGGCTTACGTAACTTATTAGGGTCAGGGTTATATGCGTACATCTGATTAACTAACTTCAAGTCCTCTACAGGTGTATCGGGTGTGACTAAGTTAGGTTGTTCTAATTTGTACTCTTCATTATTCCTACTAGACCTATCCTTATCAGCCTTCTCAAACACAATGTTATCGTGTGTCTGAAAAGGAAAGCTAGGTAACGGAAAGTGCGATATAAGAGTCACCACTTCACCTTGTCTGCCCAGTATGCTGCGCTAGTCTTTCCTTTAGAAATATTCTTAGCATGGCGAGCCTTAAAAGACTTCTTACGTGCTTTCTCTCCTGCTGACTTAGGGTTTTTCCCGGCACCGCTAACTCCCTGCTGACCAAATCGAATAGTCTTAATAGTGTCACCCTGCTTAGCTACAACTACGTGCGACTTCTTAGGGTGTCCAGGTGTACGCTTAGGCTTGTTGAAGCCACTAACACCTGCACGTTTTAGTCTAGGATCTTTAGCCATACTATCATTTACCTTTAGTGTATGCTTCCTTGCCGTAGAAGGCCGCTACTATAGCTGCAACAGATACAAAATACGTAGGAGCCATGCTACCTAATGTCTTACCTGCCTGTTCTAACTCTATAAGCGAAGCTAATAAGATAGCAAACGGATATAAGAGCATACCAAACAAAGCAAACCACGCCATGTTGCGCTGGGCGTCCTCTTTCTTGTCCTCATTCTCAAAGCGTACCTTACGCTCGAAGAGTTCAATCTCTTTGTCAGTTACTACACCATCACCATCTAAGTCAGCTTCAGCCCACAACGAGTTATCTTCAAGCTGCTTAGTCATGATAAGTAGTTATTCCCCGTAGCCACGCTCCCTGTCAGGATCTAGGACTTCATAGCGTGTTAAGTGGCCCTCTAAATACATAGCACGTTCAACGTGATCTAATGTGTACCACTCCCCTGTACGACTATGAATAGCTTCACGGACATAAAAGACATCACTCTTAGGAATGTGTACTTTCTGCATAGCACGAGAGTTGTTAGAAGCTAACGCAGAGTAGAAGTCCTCTAATACACGTTCACTTGCACATAGTTGTACGGGTTTTGTAGGCATTGTCAAGCCTTAAGTTAACATTTGAGTGAAAAAGTGCTATAACTACAGAGTTTACTACAAGAGGAGACGAGGAGACAGGGTTGTAGCAACTTGTAGCTATAGCACAGGTGTGAGTAGTTGTTATTATTATTGTTATAACTCACCAAGTACAAGTAGTGTAGTACAAATATAAAGTAGTGTCAAGAGAAATGTTAGTTTTCTATAGTTAAACTCTATAGTTGCAACTATATTTAGTTTAAATATTTATGAATGTTTACATTTGTATAGTTTAACTCTAATGTTTAACTATGCCTAAGTCCAAACTTTGATAAAAGCTAACATTTATTTATGTTGTAACTCTAATGTTTAACTATAGGCTACTACTACTACGTAGTTTTACACAGAAAACACCCCATGTCAACACCCTATTCGGTATAGCTACGTAGTTTTCTTGTAGTTTTCTATGTAGTCT